TCTGCATATACAAGAGTTGCAACTGAGCCTCCAGCTTGGCGGTCTGCATCAGCGCATTTTCTATCTGCATTGCCAGCGCAAAGTTAGACTTATTGCCTGACCGCTTTGCATCAACCATCGCTTTGGTCGCAACGCTTTTAGCGTCAAACATGCGCGCAACCATCACGCCTAGGCCACCTAGGTCGTTTGCCACCTTTGCCGCTTTCTTAACAAGCGATATGGCGCTTGTTAAACCCGCTAGGGCGGTCAGAGGGTCAATCATTTCCGTTCAACCTTTTGCCACTCAAGGCATACTACTTTGCGGTTATAGACATCTCCTGTCCAAGCCCAGCGCACACAGCGGTATTCATCTTTCTTTTTTTGACTAGACGTTTGCGGCACTAGCATAAAGATCACCAACAGCCACTTCATACATCACGACCAACTCCATGCAATCATGTACGTACTAAAGACGACAAGGGCCACAAGACAGGCTGCGGCAATAAATGCTTCAGCCCAGTCCCGCATGATTAGACTGTGGGAGCAACCCAGTTAGGATCGTTAGGCCAAGTCATTGTCCAAGGGAAACCAGCTTGACAGGTGATGTCGCGCAGTGCTTGGCGGTATGTAGCCCATGCTGTCTTATCCGCAGTGCTGTCGGCAATCTGTGTCCAGTCGCAGTCCTTGAGCTTTTCTGTACGTGATCTACGTACATTTGCGGCTTGCTCTGCGTCCTTCATTGCCTTGTAAGCAGTTTCCTGCTCGGCGGCTGTCTGGGCAGGCTGGCCTTCTGATGCGGCGCGGTCTGTGAACACTGGCCCAAGGATGTACTTTGTGTACCACTTGCCGTCAAGCTGTTCTACACCAGAGCGTTGGCTATACTGATATACCGTACCGCCAGAGGCTTGTGGGCCTTCAAAAACAATGTCACCAGCAGGATCGCTGATGTAGCTGTTAAGCCACTCTTGTGTCAGAGGATTGGATGGCAAGTTCTGAGCGAAGCGAGTACGGAACTCACTCTCATACATAACTTCACCTGTTGAACGTAAACGAATTTCCATGATGTGCTCCTTTTAAGCAATTGCGAGAAAGATATAGGTGGCAGAAGTAACGTTAATATTCGTTGCGGCCACTTGATTGACTATAAACCCTGTGTTATCGGTGTCTACGCTGTCGTCTGTTGTAACTTCAGCCGCCGTAGTGTTTAAACTTAAGTGTGGGTCATTACCAGCCACAATACCCCGTGCGCTGTCCCAAACATACCAATCCCCGCTTACATCTACTTCAACTCGTTTAATTAAAACAAATCTTGCGCCACTTGTGAAACCGCAGTTAATTGTTTGTGCTGAGCCGTTTCCAGTATATGAGCCTACTTTAGAAACACCCGCACAAGTGGCAAATAGGTAAGCTACCACGTTAAAACCTGATCCATTTGTACCTGTATTACTGCCAACAGTAAATACTGAACTGGTAGGTGTAGTATTATTCCAAAGACCACTACTAGTATTAATATTTCCACTATCAGAATTTAAAGTCATTGCCCCAGTGTTTCCAATAAAACTATGGTAAACCTGCCAGCCCTGAGTAGTGTCTCTTAATTTCATAATCATCATTTCAGGTACTGCCGCCAAGTTATGCGTCACAGTCCTTGCAACTCCCGTCCCCGTATAGCAAACCTCATCAAAGAAGCTGGGGGCGCGTCTGAACATCCAAGAATACCAAGATGGGTCATTTGCTAAATTAAGTCCCCACCCATTTTGGTAATCCCATACATTTCCAGCAGTAGTTGCTTCTGCGGCAGTAGTATTGGTAAACAAATACGCAGTGCCAGTTAATCTGGATTGAAATCTTTTATTGCCCCCAGAAACAGCATTTGCGCTAATAGATGCATCAACTGGAAAAGTGCTTATAAATTCTGGAGTTCCTGATGTGTCCTGCACAGGCGCAAACACACTCGTACCCGTAGTAGGCACTTTCATCGGGCCACGGCGTATGGCAATGTAGATGTAGGTGTCATCCGGATAAGTGTAGGTGTCCACAAACCCCGTTGCGTTAGGGATGATGTAGCCTGTGGTTACGGTGCTTGTGTCTTCTGCTGCCGATTCGTTTGCAAACAAAAACGGGCAAGTTGTTTGACTCATACCTCGCATATTGTCAACTAAAGACCAAGAACCAGCAGTACCGGGGCCTCCTCGTGCAGCGGTTATGTTTTTACGCAATACCCATTGAGGCTCGTAGCCAAGGGTTACTTGTGGCCCAGCAGTCATCCCGTTACCCACATAAGATCCACACGAAATACCATTGGTTGAGCCACCGCCAGAAACAGGGAAGCCTCCTGCGTCATGGGCGAAGAGGTAGGCTATGTATGTTACGCCATTGGTTGTTTGATTCAAATTAGCATCAACCGTGATAGTTGTACTAGTAGCACCCCATACGTCAGAACCAGCAGTGCCCACGGCATTTGTTAAATTTAATCTAAGATAACTTTGAAGTGGTGTAGCAGATGACGCACGATGATAAACCCACCAACTATCTACAGCAGATGTTGATTTTGCAATGATGCACCCCGGAGCAGAGCCAAGATTGTGAGAAATAGTTTGTGTTGCCGCACCTGTTCCTGTCCACGTTACGATATCAAAGAACTTTGGTTGCTTGCGGAATGTCCATGAGGCGTAGGTATCGCCAGAATAGTTAATGTTGGTATCAGAGCCAAAACTAAAACCTGTTGAGTTAAAAGCCGTAATACTTGAAGCCGATGTTTCTTGAGCGGATGTGCTTTGTGAGCGAAGAAATTTTGTCACTCCTCGTTGGGTGTCAGTCAAAATGTGACCAATAGGAACCCCAATACTTGTTTGGCGATTTTTAATCCAAACCAACCCACCCTGACCCGACAAGTCAATGCCATTGGTAATTGTCTGAGTAGAACTATTACCCGTATAAACATACGTGCTAAACAAATCCTCAATGAACATAGGTGGGCTGGGCCAAGTACCGGCTTTCTGAGCTTGCTGTTGTTGGTCAAGCGTCCAGATACCAGAAGCCGCCGATGTTGTTGGCGCTACTGGGGACTTTGTGATGAAACCGCCGGTGTACTTTGTACTCATGTTTTGTCCTTAAGCTATAGCAAGGAAAATATAGGTTCCGCCAGTAGCGTTTAAACCTGCGGGTGCTGTGCTGGTAACTTCAAACCCTGCGGCGTAAGTGTCAACGTAGTCAGTACCCGTGACTTCAGCCGCTGTGCTGTTTAAAAGCAAGTAAGGGTCATTGCCCGCCACGATTCCTCGTGCTGAATCCCAGAAATACCAGTCACCTGTGCTGTCGGTGCGCTTGATGAGTACAAACCGAACCCCCGCTGTAAAGCCACAAGGCACAGTTACAGTGTTACTTGCGTTGCCTGTGTATGTTCCTACTTTGCTTACACCAGCGCAGGTTGCAAATAGGTAAGCAACGTATGTAACTCCTGATGCCGCATAGTACGCTGCAACTGGAATTGTTGTACTTGTTGGAGATGATGTAAAAGAAAATGAATCGCTTCCAAATGCATTAGTATTATTTAAAGAGCCATAATTTTTATACCAATCTGCGTTGGGTGAAGTGATTGGTTTTGCGTATGTATACCAACCATCAGCAGTACTTCTTGTTTTAAAAATCATCAATTCAGGAACAACCCCAAGATTGTGGTTGATTGTAAATGGATAACTTCCCGTCCCTGTATAGCAAACCTCATCAAAGAAGCTAGGGGCACGTCTGAAGAAGTAGTTAATGTAAGTAGCGGCGGCAGAATAATTCATACCACCATTAGTTTGGTCTGCGCCAAGCGTAAACCCAAGCATATCAAAACTTAGAATTTGTGTTGTGTAATTTGATGCTTCAACACTAGTCTGTTGTGTTATTAAATAAGCAAGATTTCCACGCAATCTGTCATTTACAAAATTTTTACTGTCTGCATAATTGTTTGAATTCCTGACCAAAGTCATATCTGGAGGAAAACCGGGTGTAGTGATAACCGCTGTTGCGCCTGTTCCATTTCTAGCAACAGGACTAAACACACTAGTCCCCACAGTAGGCACTGCCATTGGGCCACGGCGAATTGCTACGTAGATGCAACTTGGCGAAAAGCTATAGTTAAACCCAGTTGCGGTAGGTTGACAGATGACAGAGGTGTCGCTTTCTGCCGAAGAATATTCTGCCATCAACAGTTTATTTGGTGCTTCTGTAGGCCAGCCACGCATGGTGTCAAACATTATCCATTCGTTTGATCCGGTCAGACCTTTGAACATAATCCATTGCGGCTCATAGCCTAGATTGACACTACCAGTTCCAGCAGTAAACGTACCACACGAAATTACATTGTCTGTTTCAGTTGGGCCAAAGCCTCCTGCGTCATGGGCAAATACATAAGCCACATATGTACCGCCTGATGCGTTAACACTTGCGTCAGTGCCTACACTGAAGACTGAGGATGTGGGGGTTGTGCTGTTCCACCATGTTGCGCCTGTGGCTGCTGCGGCTGAAGTGTTTAAAACAAGGTATTGTGTGTTTGCAAGGCTGCGGTGGTAAACAGCCCAATCCGCTGTGGTGTCTGTGCGCTTGACAATAATACAACCGGGCACAGAGCCTAGTGAATGGGCAATTGTTCTGTTTGCGCCTGAGCCTGTCCACGTCACAACATCAAAGAACTTGGCTTGTTCTCGGAATGTCCATGAGGCGTAAGTTCCGCCGCTAGTGTTGGGTACAGTGCCTGAGCCTAATGAAAAGCCAGTTGTGTTAAACGATGTTACATCGCCGGGGGAATACGCCGAAAAACCAACACTGTTTGTTGACAAGTAATAATCAATACCTCTTACGGTGTCATAAAGAGCATGGCTATTACCAACGTCTCGTCTTTTAGTCCAAACCAACCCACCATTGGCAGATAAGTTAATCCCGTTGGTGATGGTTTGAGCCGCGCCTGTTCCTGTATAAAGAAATGTGCTAAACACCTCCTCAATGTAGTTTGGCGGGGGTTGACTAGGCCACAACCCAGCCGCTTGCAACTGTAACTGTTGTTCTAATGTCCATGCGCCAGACGCAGTGCCTGATGGCCCACCCGAAGTTGTCGGTGGCGTTGCGGAAATGACCGCGCCTTTGTAGCGATTAGACATCTGTAACCCCGTTTAGCTAATGACTTCGTATGAGATGCTGTATGTGATACCGCTGGCTGTACCAGATGTGACAGCAATTGATGTGCCTTCCATCAAGTATATAGCCGTGGTTTTATCAGTCACGATCAACGAAGCATCAGCAGGGACAGACACTGTAGACACGATTGGGTAAGCCGTACCGCCCGCAGGGGCAGAGCCTTGAGCCACTGCACCGTTAGTGTAGATAGACACAGTAGCGTCTACAGCCGCAGAGCCGTTTACGTTAGCCGCAACAATCTGGTTGATCTTAAACACCTGACCACTAGAAGCGGCATTAGGCACAAGAATCAGTGCAGTTGTACCGCCGGGTGTGAGGTATGTAGTTGTGCCTGACGCTGTGGTCGCGGCTAAGAGGTTCGGGTTACTCATAGGATTCTCCTTTATGCGTGGTTTGCATATTTGCCATGATACAAATCACGGGCTTCGGTTGAAACAAAATCGGCTAACTCTAGGTCATCAAACATACCCAATTTGGTAAATTTGCCATTTATAGAAATATACGAAGTCCATTTTTTGGAAACTTTATTCCAAGATACACCTTTACAACCAGATGTGTTGTTTGAAAATAACTTTCGGTTGCAAGCGTTTTGTACGGCATCCGCAGGGCGTAAATTTTCAATACGGTTGTCTGTTGTATCTCGGTTAATGTGATCCAACTGTTTTGGCACAACCCCGTAATGGTACAAGTAAATTAACTTATGTACACACCAATGTTGCCCATGAACTTTGGTTGCGCTATATCTATAGTTACGAGCACCTGTTGGTTTTGTACCAACTACCGCACCAGCATGGTTACCATTACCCATTGTGGAGTGGCGACGAATTAACTTACCGTCTTCACGGTAGTCAAACATTTTGCGTACCATTTCTTTAGTAAGCATAATCTTAGATGCTAAAAATCATTGAAATCATTGTGGCTTTGGCTTGGGATGTGCCAGAAGCCGCTGGTGCAGCAGATGTCCACGTAGTGCCGTTAGACACCAAAACATTACCGTTTGTGCTGGGTGCAACAAAAGTAGGTGTGGAAGTTCCATTACCCAAAATCACGTTGTTAGCAGTCAAAGTGGTTAGACCTGTACCGCCTTGGTCAACACCAAGAGTACCTGTAGACACCAAGTTCTTACTGCCGTTGGTAAACACAGGCTTGCTGGCTGTCAGTGAAGAATCAATGATGTCATTGGCCGTCAGCGTTGTGCCGTCAAAGGTCAAGTTAGCAGAAGCACCAAATGAACCAGAGCTATTGAACTGAACCTGCGTGTTAGAGCCAGCAGCAGAGCCACCTCCCACATTAACAAAGTTAGTACCGTCCCAAGCAATGATTGCCCGTGTTCCGGCCACCACAGTTACACCAGTTCCAGTCACACCTTGAACAATAATTGACTGGGTGCTAGACGTTTTGTTGATAACAACGTAAGTTTTAGACTGGGCAGGAACCGTAATTGTTCGTGTAGCCGTGCCCCCGGCAGTCCATAGGATCACTGCGTACTGGGAGCTATTAGCCGTCAGACCTGTACTTGCATTAGTGCCCGTAGTCAGGGTTAACGTGATGTTTGCATCTGTGGAGATTGTCTGTGTACCAGCAACGGCAACGTCAACAATTTGGGAAATGGCGTTGTTAACCGTATCACCCCAAGTACCCGATAAGGTGCCTGTGGTCGGTAGCGTCAAGCCAATTAGCGCGGTATTTGCCATTAAATGCTCCTACTGAGTAGAAATTACTGTCCAACCGGGTGTTTCTGTATTGTTTATATCAGTCCATACCGGTGTTTGTGAATTGCTGATATTTTGCCATGTAACGCCTTGTGTGTCATCAATAATTTCCCACAAGAATCGTCCCCCATTTATTTCTGTTATAGCCATCGTTTCCGTCCGGCTCAGTTGGTAGTTTGCACCACCACCGTTTGTATCCGTGATTGCAACAGATTCATTTAAAAACTCTGTGTAAAACGTTCCTACGGTCGTTCCCTCTGCAATACCCATCGACTCATTGATGGTCATAATTAGCACAGCCACCTGTGCTTCTGCTATTGCAATCGACTCCGATATATCACCCAAGAATGTAGCAACCGCCTCCTCTACACTCACAATCCCAACTGAATCCGACACACTCTCTGTATAACTTGTCTGCGCTGCGTTTGCATCTGTAATGGCCTGAGACTCTGCCACACTCTCGTTGTAGCTGGTTACCGCCGCATTATCTTCAGCGATAGCCATTGTTTCAGTTACAGACCCCGCAAACCCAGCCACAACAGACTGGACTTCAGCAATAGCGGCAGATTCATCTACTGCCACATTCATCGTCAAAGCTACAGTCTGAACATCCTGAATACCCGATGTGCCACTCCAAGAACCAGAACCCCACGTATCCTCACCCCAAGCCGTACCACCAGTCAACGACTCCGTAATACTTACATCAATCAACAACCCAGCCGCAGGTGAATCAGCAAGTAGGGCGGTTTCAGTAACGCTGACAGGAAAAGTCTCTCCCCCGCCCCATGCGTTATCACCCCATGCGCCATCACCCCAAGCTAACGCCATATCAAGTCAGCGTTAATGTGTACGTTACCGCAATCGTGTCACCGTTAACAACAGCCTTAGAACTAGAGAAATCACCAGCCGAGAACAATGTGCCGGTGGTTGAATCTTTAGTTGCGCTACCGCCAATGTTGATAAAGCAACCCGCCACAGTACCTGTACTGGTCATTGAGAATGACACGGCAGAAGATGTAGCCTTGCTAGATGCGGCAGCGGCGCTAAATGAAGGTGTAGGACGGCTACCAGAATAAGCGGGGGCGTTAGTGCCACCCACTTCTAACCAGCTTGCGTGAGAAGCTTGTGTATCAGCGGCTATTGCCGTACCAGCACCTTTTAAACCCATTACAACTGCACCGGCGGCTGAGTTACCAAGGATGGTGTCCAAGGTTAAGTTCTTGCCTACAGTCACAACCAAGTTCTGAATAGGCTCATCCCACTTAATAAAGCCATCTGCGCTATAGCAAACAGCATGGTATGTACCATTTATAGCCATCTCATCAGTAGGCATTGTGTTGTATTTTGTAACTGCTGCTACTTGATCGGTAGCGGTCATTTTGTCCAAGCTCATGTGAGACTCCTTAATTAGAAGAACGGATCAATGCTGCTGTGGCTGTGTTAGCAGGCATTGTGATGGTGAAAGTGGTTGTCGATGTCTTATCAGAGCCAAAGTCCAAGATAGCAATAGATTTATTGCCTTGACTGGAGTTATAAATTAACGCACACCGAGCCGTAATAGCCCCTGTCCATGAGATATTTGGAAAGCCTACATAGGCTGTATACCCAGAAGACGACACCGTAACGGGTGTTAGTGTTGCTCCACCAGCAGCATAAGTGCCTGTATTGGCTACCTGCCCGGGTGTACTTACGGAATACGCCGTTGTTGTTTCATTTAAATTAGCAGAGGCCGTATACAGAGCAATCTTGATAACGTCCGTAGTCAAGTCATGTATGCCTTGATAAAGCTCTGCTTTAAAGCTTGTAGTCTGGGTTTGAACAATAGCCATCAGGTTACCGCCTGTCTAAATTGACCGGAACGATAAGCATCCTGACGCTCCATACCATCGCCCAGACGTTTAGCTAACGCAAGTGCTTCTTGGTACTTACCATTGTAGAGCGCCAACATGTCGGTTTCACCCTTCATGTACGTGTAAGCCTCAACCAACGAACCGTACAAAAGCACAGAGTCAAAGTTGTCACCCAGCCATGTAGTACTCGCAGTCACAATTGACTCGGGGTAGAAATAGTAGTGCAACTCAACGTTGTAGTTTGCGTTAGGCGTAGGGCCAAGGATGAATGACAGTTCTGCCGCGTTTGTAGACTGTGGGCCAAACAAGGCGTAGTACCTTGGAGTGTCGGTATCTGTTGGCAATGGGTACGCTTGGCGAATAAAGTTAACGTCTTTATTTAACAAATATTCATACGTACCGTCTGCTTTAATAACTGCCATTGAATACACAGCTAAAAAATCAGTAGGGCAAGCAAGGTACTTGTTACTGATGGACATTACACCCGTCACGTTCTTGCGAATAGACGGAAACTGGACTGTGTTGTAAATACGCTGCTCAGCCTGTTGGACGAACACGGGTATCTCAGCAATAAAATCTGCTTCAGTATTCTCCGTGTACGCCTGAATGTTAGCGCTGAGTGCGGCGTAATTCATGCCATCGGGCCTCTGGCTGTAATGCCTTTGGTAGCCGCGCCATTACCACGGGTAACAATACCGGATGTCTTAGTTGGGTTCTCACCGTTGTTAATGACACCAACGCTCATTTTCATGGTGCTAAGGCTACTAATGCTGGAATCCTTGCCGGGGTTAGTCGACATTACCAGAGGCTTGCCATTCATTTTGTGCGGTGCAGCATAAGTAGCAGCGTCGCCAACTTCTTTACCCATAACTTTTTTGCTGAATTTAGCCATGATTAACCTCGTTTCTGGTTGGCAATTTTTGCCAAATTACGGCCCATAGACAACATGTCCGCATCAGTTTTGCCGCCTTTACCACCCTTACCACCTTTTAGAGCGGCTGATGTGGGGCCACTATCGCCTAAATTTTTACCTTCGGTCTTGCCTTTTCTAGCAATGCCGTCTGCTGCTTTTTTAAATCCCATTTTAAGCTCCTTAAGATACCGTTACTGTACCAACAAATGCCGTTGCCACCAAGTAGTTTGGCGTCAAAGCGACATCAAAATTACTCGACCCACCAACGGGGTTCCACCCCCACTGAATGTCCCGTGAACCACTGGTTGGATTACCCGCAGTATTTGCGCCCGCCGTATAGTAGGTTGAATCATTACGAGGATTACGCACAGCTTGCGGATCATCAACTGGGTACATACCCAACTGCAACTGAGGCTGGTCGGGATCCCAACACTGAGGGCACACAAGCAGGTTATAAATCTTGGTCTTTTGAATCTCTTTTTTAAGCGCCGTCAATTTGTACTGGAAGCCACACCTATCGCACATGGCAATACTGTTCTTCGCAGAAGCAAACCGATTACCCATTAGGTGCCCCCACCAATAAACTGCTGTCGAGGCACAAAACGAATAGCCGCTTTCTCTCGGTCTTCTGTTGCGGCTAATTCCCAAGCATCGTCATACTGTTGTTTCAATACGGGTAAGCGCTCAGCGCCACCGGCAATCTTTAACGCTAGATAGAACGCAAGGCCAGCGGCCAAACAGGGGATAAATCTAAACGGTACGTCCATCACGTTTACACCACCACCTGCGTCTTGTGTGCGGCGTAAGCGCCAGTAAACAAATGTGTACTGCTGCGAGCCATCAGGAGTTGGCCAAACTGTAACGGCTGGAACCTGCGCCCAATACACAGTAGCCGCAGCGGTGTGAGCTACAGCAATTGTTTCTTGCTGACCGCGGAAGCAGTTAAACAGCGTGCCAGTCTTGGCGTTTGTGTCCTGTGTGATGTAGCTGTAATTGATGATTTCGTCATCAATCTTAATGAAACCAGTTGCTGGTAAACCCGTTACATCATTCAACACAATTGATGTGCTAGTAGACGTAATTGTGGTTGTAAGCGTTGCAGCAATAGGAGAGTTTTGGCCGTTATACCGTTGAATCCAGACTTGAATTGGTCTGGCTTGCTGAATTTTGTTGGGGATTGTAGCGTAGGTAGAAACACTAATGCGTGTGATTGTTAAGTCGGCCTGTGTATTAGCTGCGTTAGCTTGCGTACGGATAACATGCTCAATTAAATCAACTGTGTCGTCTGGTAGGGCGTAGGTATTCTGACCTTGAACAAGAGTGATCTCACCCTGCTCCATAGTCCACATATTGATGCCGCGATTGGCCCAATCTGCAAACATGATGTTTAAACTACGACGAGCAGTACGCAGATCATAGCCAGTACGTAACTCGCCACCGGCGCGTTCAAACGCCTCCTCGACTAATTCGTCGAGTTGGAGGTTAAAGCTTGACGATCCGGAAGTGGTTGCCATTATCTAAATCCCGCCGTTTTCTTTGCAATAGTCTTAGGTTGTGCTACGAATTGTTTTCCGGCTTTTTTGCCAGCACGTTTCGCACGCGTTGTCGCAGCGTACTCACTAGCGCTGAGACTTTTAATCGCAGCTTTTGGAAGGTATCTTTCACCTGTGTCAGAAGATTTTTTACCACTTTTAGTCGTCCAATCTTGTTTGCCCCAGTTTTTCAGGGATTGCTGTGGGGCCTTAATCACGATACCCGCCACCTGCGGCTTTGTACTTCTTGGCAACAAGCTGAGCTTTGCGTGCTGACCACTGACCTGCGCCAGTGCCTTGGGTTGCTGCGGCTTTTACTTGGCTTACGATACGCTTGCGTACCTCGGGCTTAGTGTAATTGCCAGCCGCATTAACCGTCCCACCCTCTTTGTACTGGGTAAAGTCGGTGTTGTCCCGCCGGGCTTTCTTCTTGCCCTTTGGCATCTTGCTTGGAAGTATGGCTCCCATGCCACGGCTGGCTATCATATCTACGCCCTCGTTTTGCCACGAATAGCAATACCATCGGCGCGTTTAGACGCTGAGCTAACTGATCCGCCTTTTTTATAGGCGTTACCCATTTCGTCCACTCTAGGCATTTCGGTCTGCCGGGAGTTCATTTGGGCTTCACGTATAAACTTTTTTGAAATGCCCTTGGGTCTATTACTTAAAGGAGCTTCCTCAGTGTTACGCAACGACTTGGTGTAAGCTTTTTCAGCTTTAGCACGCATCTTTTCGTCGCGTACATCCTCGGGGGTTTTGTACTCAATATCAGCCATGATGTTTCCTTAACAGGCTTTGCCGCCCATATTCATCTTAACCATTGTGCCTTTGGTTTTACCCTTAGACTCAATGCCGCCGCCTTTAGACAACTTAGTCATAGTTGCGCCTTTGTGCAAACGACCTTCGTGTTTATTCACAGCCTTCTGCATCATGCCCTTGTCTTGTTTTATGTCTGATTTTCCGCCTTCAGCCATACCGCCTTTTTTCATGCCCATCATGGATGTATCAGCCATAGGTGTAGGACGCTTCATACCGTCTTTAGCAGTACTCATGCCTTTTTTCTTAGCCATCATTGCCATCATTCCGGGATTCATTT